TATTTGCGCAGCGTGAAGGGGTGATCTGATGGAGATCGGAACGCTGAATCAGCGCATCGCCTTTCTGGAACACAGCACGAAGATAGACGGCATCGGCAACCACAAAGCCCGGTGGGAGGAAGCCTTCTCCTGCTGGGCTGCCGTGTCCGTAAAGACATCGACGGAAACAACCGAGGCGGGCGTGACACTGGAAGTTGTCTCGCTGGAATTCACTGTCCGGCAGACACCCGATACCAAGCGCATCAATACCACCACGCACAAGCTGTGTTTCCGTGGGCTGGTGTATGACATAAACGGTGTGCTGCCGAATTATAAATCACTCGACTATATGAAAATCACGGCAGGTACACGAAAGGCTGGTGAGCAGGATGACTTCGATTGACGATATGGCTGCGGAGATCATGCGCGGTCTGACGGAATATGCAGACCTTGCCGATACCGCTATGAAAGCTGCTGTGAAAAAGACAGCAACCTCCGTCAAGAAGGAAATCTCCGCCAATGCTCCGAAGCGCAGCGGCAAGTATCGCAAGAGCTGGACGACCAAGAAAACGAAGGAGAACAGCCATTCTCTTGAAATGACCGTTCACTCGAAAGACCGCTACCAGCTTGCGCACCTGCTTGAAAAAGGTCATGCAAAGCGGAACGGCGGACGTGTATCCGGCAAGCCGCATATCGCCCCTGCGGAAGCGCACGGTGAGGAAATGCTCACGCAGCTTATCGAGGAGGCGCTGTCATGACCTATGAAGAAATCAATGAAATGATGCAGGAGATCGGGATGCCGTTCGCCTATCATCATTTTGCCGAGGGCGAGTCTCCGAAACCGCCCTTTGTTATTTTTCTCTCTCCCGGCGAGGACACCTTCGGCGCGGATAATCTGATGTATCACAGCTTCAAGCAGCTTGACGTTGAACTGTATACGGATGAGAAGTCGCCCGATACCGAGCAGAGAGTTGAAGAAGTGCTGACGCAGCACAATATCTATTACACGAAAACGGAAACCTACATCGAGAGCGAACAGCTCTACGAGGTCTTATACGAAATGGAGGTATAACAATGGCACTGCAGAAAAACAAGGTGAAGTTCGGTCTGAACAAGGTTCACTGGGCGAAGATCACGGCATGGTCTGATGACGGCGTACCGACCTTTGCAACGCCTGTGCGCCTGCCCGGTGCGGTTTCCCTGAGCATTGACGCAAACGGCGAGAATGAGAATTTTTATGCCGATAACAGCGTGTATTATGTCATCAACAACAACGCAGGCTATGACGGTGATCTGGAGGTCGCTCTCATCACGACTGACTTTGCAACGGCGATTCTCGGTGAACAGCTTGATGCAAAGGGAGTTCTGGTGGAGCGCAACGATGCGGAGACATCGCAGTTCGCACTCATGTTCGAGTTTGACGGCGACAAGAACCACATCCGTCATGTGCTGTACTGCTGCTCTGCGTCCCGTCCTGCGACTGAGGGCGAGACCACAGAGGAAAGCAAGTCCGTCAAGACGGAAAAGCTCTCCCTCAAGGCATCGGCGCTGCCGAACGGTCTGGTGAAGTCCAAGACCTGCGAAAGCACTGACCAGACCACCTACGACAACTGGTACAATGCGGTCTATATGCCGACTGCCGCAACCAACAACAGCACCGGCACTCGTTCCACATCGACCAAGTCCGGCAGCGCAACTGAGTAAGGAGGTACAGCATGGCTATTAAAAAGACGATCACCGTTGACGGTATCGAGGTTCCGTTCAAGGCGAGTGCCGCTGTGCCTCGCCTTTATCGTATCAAGTTCCGCAGGGATATCTACAAGGACTTCGCCGCACTTCAGACTTCTGTTCAGGAGGACGACGAGGAAGGCTCTACCCTTGACATCGAGAGCCTTGAAGTATTCGAGAATATCGCATACATCATGGCGAAACACGCTGATCCGGAGAACGTCCCGGACAATCCGGATGACTGGCTCGAAGCTTTCAACACATTCTCCATTTATGAGGTGCTGCCGCAGCTCATCGAACTGTGGGGACTCAACGTGGAGACGCAGGCGGAGTCTAAAAAAACATCGCAAAACTGACCGCCCGATGACAACGCCCCTCTTCCTTCTCCGATGTGTGCAGATCGGGCTGTCCCTCTCGGAGCTTGATCTGCTCACAATCGGAGTCGTGAATGATATGTTCACCGAAAAGGAAAACGACGAATACGACGGCTGGTCAGAGGTCGCTGGACAGGCTGATTTTGATGCGTTCTGATTGACTTTTTCTCCCTGCTGTGCTATAATTCTGGTATAGTGAAGCCGCAGGGCTTTCGCTGTGAAATCGGAATTTACTTTTCAAAAACAGAAGGGTCGGATAAATGTGAATATTATTGCTATGACTTGTATGTGCGTAGATGTTTTTGATGATACTGGAGAAATCCGTCCCGGTGGTGAAGCATTGAACTTTGCTGCAATTGCATCAAAATACAATCATATTTCAGTTGATCTTCTTGGTGCAATTGGTGACGATGATTATGGTAAGGCAATATTGAAATCTATTGAAAATAAACCTATCAACAAAGAGTTTATCCACATTATTTCAGGCTCTGCTACTGCAAGCCATCGGATTTATCTTACTGAGAAAGGTGATAGATATTTCAAGGATGATTCATGGAACGGTGGCATTCATGACACATATCTTCTTAGCGATTCTGACAAGAACAGAATTGCAAGTGCTGATATTATCTTTATAACCTATGATTCTCCTAATTTTGATGATGTATTAGAACTTAGAAAGAGTTGTCGTTTTCAGCTTGCCGTTGATTTCAACGTGCTAAGAGATTTTAAGAAAATAGAACCTATTGTACCGTACATTGACTTCTTTTTTATCAGTGGTGAGAAGAGTATTCTTTTACAATTTCAAAAATGGTCTGAACGGTATGACAACATATTTAACATTACGCTTGCAGAAAATGGCAGCGTTACTTATTATATGGGAAAAGAATATAGAGTGGATGCTGTGCCTGTCAATAATGTAATTGATACAACTGGGTGCGGTGACAGTTATCATGCTGGCTTTCTTTGTTCATATTTGAGAGATTGTGATATTATTAATGCAATGAATGAAGGTTCAAGAGTCGCTTCTAAAACATTAAGTCATATTGGCGGCTTTTAACTGGTATATGTTAATCTTGCAACATCAAATTCTGATTTAGTGCATTAATCGAATATACACTGAGCAGTCCTTCGGGGCTGCTTTTTTCATGCCCTCACGGAGGAGGTGAAACCGCATGGCAAACAGAATCAAGGGCATCACGGTCGAGATCGGCGGTGATACTACCAAGCTGTCGAAAGCGCTGGAAGGTGTCAATAAAAACATCAAGAACACGCAGACGCAGCTCAAGGATGTACAGAAGCTGCTGAAACTCGATCCGACCAACACAGAACTGCTGTCACAGAAGCATAAGCTCCTCGCCGATGCGGTGAAGGCTACCAAAGAAAAGCTGGAAACCCTGAAAACGGCGGCAGAGCAAGCAAATCAGGCTCTCGCAAACGGCGACATCTCGCAGGAGCAGTATGATGCCCTACAGCGCGAGATCATCGAAACGGAACAGGAACTGCAGAACCTCCAGCGTGAGGCGGAGGCTTCCAGCACGGCGCTTGCCAAGCTCGGTCAGGCGGGAGAAATGCTTGAAAAAGCCGGTGACAAGATCGCCGATGTCGGAACGACACTGACCACTCATGTGACCGTTCCCGTTATGGCTGCCGGAACTGCCGCAGTCAAGACTGCAGCCGACTTTGACTCCGCCATGAGCAAGGTCGCTGCTGTATCCGGTGCGGCTGGTGATGAACTGGACGCTCTCCGGGACAAGGCTCGTGAAATGGGTGCAAAGACCAAGTTCTCCGCTTCCGAAGCCGCTGACGCTATGAACTACATGGCAATGGCGGGCTGGAAAACCGGCGATATGCTGGAGGGTATCGAGGGAATTATGAATCTCGCTGCCGCTTCCGGTGAGGACTTGGCGACAACCTCGGATATTGTAACAGATGCATTGACCGCTTTCGGCTTATCTGCTGCCGACAGCGGTCATTTTGCTGATGTTCTGGCGGCGGCATCGTCCAACGCAAACACGAACGTCAGCATGATGGGTGAAACCTTCAAATACTGTGCACCTGTTGCTGGTTCTCTCGGTTTTAGCTGTGAAGATACAGCGCAGGCAATCGGTCTGATGGCAAACAGCGGTATCAAGGGTTCGCAGTCCGGTACGGCGCTCCGTGCAATCATGACTGCCCTTGCGGGCGATGTGAAGTTCTGCGGTGAATCCTTCGGCGAAATCGAAATTGCAACGACCAACACCGACGGTTCGATGCGTGAACTGAATGACATTCTGGCGGACTGCCGTGTGGCTTTCGCACAGATGTCAGAATCGGAACAGGCATCGACGGCACAGGCACTGGTCGGCAAGAATGCAATGTCCGGCTTCCTTGCGCTGATGAATGCCGCACCTGCGGATATTCAGAAGCTGGAAGGTGCAATCAGCACTTGTTCCGATGAGATTGACGGATATAACGGAGTGACCGCAAAGATGGCTGCCGTCATGCAGGATAACCTCGGCGGGCAGCTCACCATTCTGAAATCGCAGCTTCAGGAGCTTGCCATTTCTTTCGGCGAAATCCTGATGCCTGCAATCCGGGCAATCGTGTCGAAGATTCAGGGCTTCATTGACAAACTGAACGCTATGGATCCCGCCACAAAGGAAACCATTGTCAAAATCGCACTGGTAGCGGCGGCACTCGGACCTCTCCTTGTCGTAGTCGGCAAAACAATGGTCGGTGTCGGCAAGCTGATGCAGCTTGTTGCCAATCTCCCGACGATCATCGCAGGCGCAAAGGCGGCATTCACTTCCTTCGGTGCTGCGATCGGCGGTATCAGTGCGCCCGTGGTCGCTGTCATTGCAGTTGTTGCTGCACTGGTGGCGGCTTTTGTGCATTTGTGGCGTACCAACGAGGACTTCCGCAATAAGATCACGGCGATCTGGAATCAGATCAAGAGCATTTTCGATAACTTCTGTCAGGGCATCGTTGACCGTGTCAATGCCCTCGGCTTTGACTTCAAGAATATCAGCGAGGTTATCAAGGCTGTATGGGACGGGCTATGTAAGTTCCTTGCTCCCGTATTCGAGGGTGTATTCCAGCAGGTCGCTAACATCTTCAAAGCGGTCACGGATATTATCCTGAATATTCTGGATATTTTCGTCGGCATCTTCACCGGCGACTGGAGCAGAGTGTGGGACGGCATCAAGGGTATTTTCGTAGCGGTCTGGAACTTCCTGAAGGACACGCTGAAAAACTACCTGAATGTGCTGTGTAATCTGTTCGGCACAAACCTCGATGAAGTAAAAGAATTCTGGGTGAACGTCTGGACGAGCATCAAGAACTTTTTCGTCAACATCTGGAACAGCATCAAAAACTTCATCACCGGCGTGGTCAACGCGATCAAAAACTTCTTTACAACAATCTGGACGGGTATCAAGAACTTTTTTGTCGGCATCTGGACGGCGATTTATAACAGTGTATCGGAAAAGATTAATCTTATCAAGACAGTTATTACCGTCGTATGGAATGCGATTCATACAGCGATCAGCACGGTGCTGAATGCGATTTGGAATGTTATCACAACTGTATGGCAGACCATCTACGACTTTATCTCTCCGCTGCTGGAAGCATTCAGATATCTGTTCGAGACGATTTTTGAAGCGATCCACGTTATTATTTCCCGCGTCATGGACTGGATTCATGAAAAGATCACCACGGCATGGGAGAACATCAAGGCGGTTGTTACGATCGTGCTTGAGGCGATCAAGACCGTGATTGAAACGGTATGGAACGCCATTCATACAGCAATCAGTACGGTGATGGACGCGATCAGCAATGTCGTTTCTACAGTATGGAATGCGATCTCCGGCTTTATCTCCGGAGTGCTGAATGCGATCTGGTCTGTGATTTCGAGCATCTGGAACAGCATCAAGGAGCATATCACAAATACACTGAACGCAATTCATGCGGTCGTATCGGCGGTGTGGAATGCGATTTCCGGATTTATTTCCGGTGTGCTGAATACCATTTCTTCCGTCGTTTCGTCTATCTGGAACGCGATCAAAAATACAGTCAGCACCGTGATGAATGCAATCAAAACGACGGTATCGAATATCTGGGACAGCGTCAAAAATGCCGTTACCCAGAAGATAACGGCGATCAAGGATACAATTGTAAACGGCTTCAATTCTGCGGTCAGCTTCATCAAGAACCTTGCATCGCAGGCTTTCCAGTGGGGCGCAGACATCATCAACGGTATCGTCAACGGCATCAAAAACTGTATCGGCAAGGTCGCAGATGCAGTAAAGGGCGTGGCGAATAAAATCAAGTCCTTCCTGCACTTCTCTGTACCTGATGAGGGACCTCTTGCAGATTTCGAGAGTTGGATGCCGGACTTCATGCAGGGACTTGCCGACGGTATCAACGCAAATACCAGTGTGGTGAACGATGCAGTCAACAGCTTTGCAGGCGGTCTTGCTGAGAAAATCAGCAGTGTGATTCAGAACGCTCTATCCAATGTGGTAACATCGGTGCAGGGCTTCATGACGCAGGTGTTTGATACGGTCAAAACAGTCTGGACAAACGCCAATGCTGCGATTGATGCAACAATGGCGCAGATCAGCAGCGGTATCACTTCCGGCTGGAAAACAATCGTCAGCACCATTAAAACGGCGCTTGAAAATATCCGCAATGTTATCACGACCACATGGAAGGCTGTATCTTCTGTGATCTCCGCAGCGCTGGACGGTATCAAAAAGATCGTCACGGCGGTATGGACGGCGCTGAAGAACCTCATCAAAACGGGGCAGCTTGACATCAAATCTGTTGTGACGACGACATGGGAAGCTGTATCCGGCGTGGTTCGGACAGCGGTCAACGCAATCAAATCCGTTGTGCAGGCGGTCTGGGATGCAATGCCGGATACTGTGCGCAGCGCCATGAACCGTGTCAAGGAAGCTGCGCTGTCTATCTGGGACGGCATCAAAAGCGGCATCGGCGACAGGCTCGGCGGTGTTCGGGATGCGGTAACGGGTGCAATGAACGCTGTATATCAGGCGGTCATGGAGAAGGTCAACAGCTCGTGGTCGTGGGGACGCGACCTCATGCAAAACCTCATCAACGGAATCACCTATATGCTTGGCAGCCTTATCAATACAGTCGCGGATGTGGCTCGTTCCATCTGGGAATACCTGCATTTCTCCGTACCTGAAAAGGGTGCGCTGACCGATGTGGAGGAGTGGATGCCGGACTTCATGAAAGGACTGGCACAGGGCATCAATAAGAGCAAGAAGTACGTCGAGGCGGCTGTGTCCGGTGTGGCGGATGCCATGACACTGACGATGCAGTCCGGGCTGAATGTCGATATGGACGGTATCTCCGGCGCGATGATGAACGGCGGCAGCGGCAGTGTGGTCAACAACTACTACAACAACGACAACAGCCGCACAGTCAACCAGACGAATAATTCGCCTAAGTCGCTGTCACGGCTGGAGATCTATCGTATGACGCGCAATGCGCTGAATGTGTGATGGGATGGGCTTTTGCCTGCCCTTTACACACATTACAACACCAAACATAATGTTCCTGCACCAATAAGAATGCAGCCTATCAAAGACTTTGTTGTAAACTGTTCATGCAAAAAGATAAAAGCAAGCACAAGTGTTAATACGACGCTCATTTTATCAATGGGAACGACTTTAGAAGCCTCTCCTGTCTGAAGTGCCTTATAATAGCATAACCATGATGCTCCGGTAGCAAGCCCTGATAGAATCAGGAATATCCAGCTTTTACGGGTTATCTGTCCCATATCTTTTTGGGCATTTGTAAGAAATACAATTCCCCAAGACATTATAAGCACAACGGCTGTTCTTATCGCAGTCGCAAGATTTGAATTTACATCTTTAATTCCTATTTTTGCGAGGATCGAGGTGAGTGCAGCAAAAACGGATGAGAGAATTGCAAACAACAGCCACATTTTACATTCCTCCATTATTTCTACCTTATGTGGTATTTCCCTTATCACCATTATACAACAATCCCGTAGAAAAAACAAGGAGGTGCAACCATGTTTTTTACACTTATTCTTGAAAATGCCAACGGCGACCGTGTTGATATGACCACGACCGCCAATCAGTATATGACCTCGAAGGTGGAAGGACTAAATCCTCCCACCGGCACGATCAGCACCTCCAGCTACGCAGGCATGGACGGCAGCTACTTGAACAACGCCTTCATCGAAAAGCGGAATGTCGTCATTTCCTTTGAAATGCGCGGCGTGGGTGTGGAAGCCCGCAGGCATCAGCTCTACAAGGTGGTGAAGCCGTCCCGTTACATCAAGATTTACTACGCGACCGCAGGCATTGATGTATTTGCAGAGGGCTTTGTGGAGTCCTGTGAGGTACAAAACTTCGAGATGCTGACAACCGGGCAGATTTCTATTCTCTGCCCGGATATTTATTGGTATTCCACGACCTCGGTCATGGCGTACTATTCGCAGATCACCGGTGCTTTCACTTTTCCGTTCCCGACGGAGAGCAATCCGGAGCCGTTCATTCTCGGTAAGTACAACACGCAGAACATGATGACCATTGTCAATGACGGCGATGAGATCGGCTTCACGCTGGTCATAGAAGCGCTGGAGGATGCACGTTCTCCCACGCTGTATAACGCGGACACGGACGAGTATCTGCAAATCACCGGCGACATTCTCGCAGGCGATATTATCACGGTGACGACCAAGACCGGCAATAAGACCGTCACGCTCGATCGCGGCGGCGTCAAAACCAATATCATCAACCGGCTTGTTTCCGGCTCGACTTGGCTGACGCTGCGTGAGGGCAGAAACCGTTTCTACCTGCGCGGCACGGGACTGCAAAACCTGAAAGTCACCATCGTCCACACAAATGCGTATCTGGGGGTGTAGTATGCAGATTGAAGTTTACCGAATGACAGCGGAGGAAGATGCGCTGACGATCACCCTTGAGGCGGTCTGCGACACCTTTTCCTCGCTCCTGTGGGATATTGAATACTACCAGTGTGGCAGCTTTGAGGTGTATATCGCCGCCAATCCGCAGAATATTGAAATTTTCCAGACCGGCAGAATCGTCGGTCGTGATGACGATAATCAGCACTTCGGCATCATTGAATCAGTGCTGATCAATACAGATATTGAAAACGGCGACTACCTGACAGTGCGTGGTCGCTTTTTGATGTGCCTGCTGGAACGGCGCATCATTCACCCGACATACAATGTGACAGCGGCAAAGGCATACAGCGAGATCGTCCGGGAGGTCGTGACGCAGAATGCGCTGCTTTCGAATAACCGCAGGATACCGGGGCTTTCCCTCGGAACAGTGACCGGTGCTTGCTGGGAACTGACCGCCACACTCCAGATCAGCTATGCTAATCTCATGGACTGGGTGTATACGATCTGCGAGAAGATCGGCGGCACAGCGAATATCCGGCTGGTGAAATCCTCCGGGGAGCAGTACCGCATGGTATTCGACCTCTCCGAAGGTGCTGACCGCAGCATCATGCAGGAGGATAATCCGCATATTATTTTCTCCGACGCATACAGCAATCTGCTCTCGTTCAGCTATGCGGAGGACAGCAGCGTCCAGAAGAATTTCGCATATATCTTCGGTCAGGGTAAGGGAGATGAGCGCAAGCGAACCACATATTGTGTCGGCGATGAGCCGACATACCTTGACCGCTATGAAGTGTATGTGGATGCGGACGATATTTCCGAGACAGAGCAGGTCGAGGGCGAAACAATACCGATTCCGGAGGAGAAGTATCTGGAACTGCTGCGCACTCGCGGCTCGGAACGGCTGGTGCTGCCGAAAACAGCATCGGAGTCGGATATCGCAGCACACAACACGCAGTATGTGTATAACCGCGATTATTTCGTCGGCGACTATGTGACGGTGCAGCACCGGCGCTTCGGCATGATGCAGCCGCAGATTCAACTCATCGGCATGATCGAGGGCTTCGACCAGAACGGGCGCAGCCTGACACCGACTTTCAAGGAGGCATGATATATGGCTTTTTACAGCGGTTTCTTCAATTCAAAAGGGCTTGACCGCACCTATACGGCGGAGGACTTCACATCATATCTTTCGTCTATCATCTGCAACGGTATCCTCGATACCTACGGACAGATGTTCAGGCTGACAGCGGCAAGTAGCGGTCTGAAAGTGACTCTCGGCACTGGCAAGGCGTGGATCGACGGACACTACTTCATCAATGATGCCCGATACAGCATCGACCTGACAAGCTATCAGGATGAATCGCTGCCGAGATATGTGGCGATTGCTATTCTGCTTGATGTCGGTGAATCGGTTCGTAGTGTATCTCTCGAAATCACGCCCGGAACGCCTGCGGAGAATCCGTCTCTGCCTTCGCTGCCAAGTGACGAGAACAAGACCAGACTCCTCATGTATGCGGTACGTCTGAATCCGGGTGCAACGGAGCTTTCCGAGCGTGACTGGTACGATTATCGTGAAGATAAGAACGTCTGCGGTTACTGCAAGTGTATCCTCGGCAAATGCAAGGTGACGGAGCTGATGACGCAGATGGCGCAGCTTGTCGCAGAGGTACAGGAGAACAACGAGACCATTGCCGAGCTGACTAATAAGGTCGAGCAGCTTGAGGCGGAGGTCGAGGATATCGGGGATATTGTTTCGGTCGGTCAGTGCGGTGAAAACATCTTCTATGCGCTGTACTCCAATGGCAAACTGCTTCTGAAGGGTACGGGCGCAATGTACGACTATGATTACGATCAGAACAAGTCTCCGTTCCGAGGCAATAACGATATCGTGAAAGCTGTAATCACGGAAGGTATCACCACGATCGGTGAGGACACATTCAGTAGATGTATGAACCTTGAATTTGTGACGCTTCCAACAACGCTTACGTCAATCGGCAGCGGCGCATTCCTGCCCGGCGATGAATCAGTGGGCTACTCCGGAAAACTACATCACCTTATTATCCCGGATAATGTCACAACTATCGGCGGCGGGGCTTTCTGGGGCGCTGCGCTGGATGAAATTACAATTCCCCGTAATGTTTCTACTGTCGGCAATTATGCATTCAGAGACTGTTCAAGGCTCGGCGAGGTTCGCTACGAAGGATCTGTGATCGGCGGTTTTATGTTTGTTGGCTGTCAGGCGCTGACACGTTTTACGATGGCAAATACCGTAACGGTTATTGGTGAGCATTGCTTCAACTATTGTCGAAATCTCACCAGAATCACCTATGAGGGCAGTCTGGAACAGTGGTCTGCGATTACCAAGAGAAACAACTGGGACGGCAAGAATGGCATGGAAACCGGGCATTCCGGACTTACACGCATTCAGTGTCTCGACGGCTTTATGGAGTGGGATGAAGAAAATCATGAATGGAAAGTTGGTGAAGAATAATGTGGAAATTTCTTGTAAAGAACCAGAGCATTGAAGTTCTGGAACGTGAAGTGCTGGCTGATCATCAGATCCAGTATGTGCAGTTCCGCTTTACCTTTGACGGTGACTGGCGGCGCTTTCATAAGGTCGTGCAGTTCACGCAGTGTGACGAGACATACAGCATTGTTCTCGGTTTTGACGGGACGAGCTGCTATCTGCCTGCGGAGCTTCATGTCGGCGCTGCAAAAATGTCGGTGTTCGGCTACGATACCGAAAGCGACACGACTGTTCGTGCAACGACTGTGCCGGTTACGCTGAATATCCGTCCTTCCGGTTTCGTCGGTGATGATGAACCGCCCATTCCGCCGACGCCTGATCTGTATGCGCAGCTTTTGAAGAAGATCGAGGAAGCAGGACACGGCGCTGACGGTAAGTCCGCCTACGAGATTGCTGTGGAGCATGGATATGTCGGTACGGAAACCGAGTGGCTGGCATCGCTCAAGGGAGAGCCGGGTGAAACACCGGATATGTCGGAATACCCGAAAACTTCTGAGGTCACGATTATTGTCGAACGCGAGATCGAGGCGGCGACTGGTGATTTTCATTCTCATGCGAATAAGGCAACGCTCGACCGTCTGACTCCGGAGCTGATGCAGGAGCTTTCCGACTTGCAGCAGTTCGAGGACAGGACGCAGTACGAGATTCAGACCATCAATGAGGAGCTTCTGACGCTGAATGCGCAGCGGCATACACATAACAACAAGGATGTTCTGGACACCATTACCGAGCAGTATTTGCAGGATGAAGCGGCTTTCCGCGCATCGACCAGCAATGCGCTGCACGGACTGTCCACAGGGCTGAGTGAGGTTTCTGCGCAGGCACATTCTCATGCAAATAAATCCGTTCTGGACAGCATCACGCAGGGAATGCTTGACGGTATTGCAAGTGCAGAGAGGCAGGCACATTCGCATCATAATCTTACAACACTGAACGGCATCACGGATTCTCACGTTTCCCGCTGGGAAGAGGCGTACACCGCAGCAATGAACCTCAATGAGCGTGTCGGTGTCAATGAAGGTGTTTTCGAGCGCTTCAAGACCGAGATTCTCTATGATATGCAGGGCTGCCGCACATCCATTTCTGATATTCTTACCCGCCTTTCTGCCGTGGAGACTGAGCTTTCCG